ACACGGTCACTTTTTCCCCTTGGGTTTCGTCACCCTGAGCCAGATCGCGAGCTCGCGGAGACACGCGGTACAAATCGTGACGACCGCGATCGGGACTTCGGCCGACGGAAAGAGAATCGCCCAGGAATCGCGCGGGCGCATGGCGGCGCCGCAGCGTTGACAGGGGCCGATCGACCTGGCGGGCATCATCGATCCCCCGACCAATCAAACGGGAGTTGTTGCGAGCCGACGAGCCGACGCGTATAGCGGTCCGCGCGCCGCTCCATCGCCGGAATCCAGATCCCGCGGTGCCGTTCCCACGCGTCGCGGCGGAAATGTCCCGTCCGCGTGCACACGTCGATCAACGCGTGGAATTTGTCGGGCGCCAGGAGCGACGCCGCGATCACGTCGTCGAGCGGGAGCGCGGCGCCGTGGGAATCAATCCCCTGTCCTGGCCGTCGCCCATGCTTCGCGACGTGACACCAGACGCCGACGAGCCCGCCGATCCCTTCGACCCCGAGCGCGCGCGTCACCGCGCGAATCTTCGGATCGTCGGGCATGTCCGAATCGAGTTGAAACCATTTCACGGCCGCGCCCCCGGGGTCTTACTTCGCGGCGCGCGTCGGTCCTGGCTCGATTCGCATTTTCGCGGGCTTGCGTTTCGTCGTCGCGAATCCATGCGCGCGGCGCCGCGGTTCCTCGCGCGCGCGCCGCAGATCCGCGATCACATCTTCGCGTTTCCAGCGATACGGGTACTTGTCGAACGGCCGCGGACTAAACGTGCCCGCTTGCAGTCCGCGACGAATCGTCGCGACAGACACGCGATAGACGGCGGCCATTTCCGACAGGGTCAGAATGAGCGGCAGTTGATCCAAATTTGTGAAGGCGAGCGCGGAAGCGGGCATCGGTTGAACCCCTTTTGCGGTGCGTCGAGCGTTCTTGCGATCGTCCGGGATGGCCCCGGGGATGGCCCCTGTATCTAACTCACTGGGGACGGGCCAGTTAGCAACGCGCGCGGCGCACTCCTAAGGCGGTGCTACGTGGCATTGCGGCGCGGGCGGGAGCGGCGCGCGCGATTGATCTTCAGCAAAAGTGCAATGTCGATTTTTATGATCAACGTTCGCGCCGTGTCAAATTTTTTACTCAATCTTCGTTAGAATTAACCACGCGGCAACGCAATCGCCGCGGAGATTTGCACCATGCCCCGCACGTATTCACGATTTACGATCGCCCCTGGCATTCGTCGAGAGGGCGATCACTTGATCGCGAGCGCGTGTGTCGGATCGTCGCGCGACGGATCGCGCGTCTGTCGACATAAATCCTTTGCCCTCGGCACGTCGATCCCGATCATGCAGGCGTGGCAGTTCGGAGAGAAAAAAGATTTACTCCTCGCGCGTCCCGCCGTCGCCGTGCGCGGGACGCTCGCGGCCGACATTCCCGCGTATCTCGCGACATTGCCCGACGGCCGCTACAAACGCGACAGCGCGGAAATCCTCGCGCACTGGATCGCGGTCGACGTCGGCGGCCTGTCGCGCGATTCGATCACACGATTGGACGTCATCGCGCAGATTGCCGCGTGGGGTAACGCGGGGGTCGCCGTCGGGACGTGCAATCGTCGACTCTCGAGACTCCGGAAGCTGTACCACGCGTTAGACGGGCCGACGGCGCCGAATCCAACCGACGCGATCAAGTTCGGCCGCGAGCCCGAGGGCGAGCCGCGCGACATTCCGATCCGGATCGTGAAACTGATTCTCGATTCCCTGCCCGACCACGGGCGCGCGGAGCGCGGCGGGACGCGGCCCGACGTGAGCCTGACAAAACTCCGCTTGACGGTTATGGCGTGGACGGGCATCCCGTCCGCGTCCCTGGCGCGTGTGCAACCGCGGGATCTCGATTTTTCTAGTGCGCGGATTTACCTACGCCCGCGGCGGAAGGGCAAAGGGCGCGACGGGGCATGGGTCGCGTTGCTTCCGCCCGCCGTCGACGCGCTCCGCGCGTTCGTCGATGCGGGCTTGTGCGGCCGCCCGTGGTCCAATTCCAGCATGAGAAAAACGTGGCACGTCGGGATCGCGCGCGCGAAGAAAACGGCCGCCGAGCTCGCGCAGAAAACGGGCGATGAATCGTGGGCGCGCGAACTCGCGGCCCTTCCGCCCCGCTGCAAGCCGTACGATCTGCGGCATTCCTTCGGATCGGAAATCTACCGACAGACGGGCGATATTCGCGCCGTGTCGGAGCTCTTGCAGCACGCGGATTTAGAAACGACGAAACGGTACACGAAGGGCGCCGTCAGTGAGCGCGTCACGGCCGCGATCGCGAAAGCGGCCGCCGTGTATGCGGCCGCGTTGACGCCCCCGCCCGCGCCCGCGCCGACGAAACGCGCGTCAACCCTTCGCTTGATTCGTCGATCGTCGTAGGCAATGAAACCCCTACCAATGCCAGGGGTGTACGCCGACGAGCGCGGCGGGTTGCATATCGTGCTTCCGGAATTGCTACACGGCGCCGGGTACGACGACACGCCCGAAAATCGCGCGACGTTGTTGGACGCGGCGCGCGAGATTTTCGGACCGATCACGATTTGCGACGACGGGTATACGTGTCCGCGGTGCGGTCGAACGTCGTTCAATCAGAACGATAAGCACGAGCGGTACTGCGGCGCCTGTCATCGCTTCGAAGGCGACGCGTAGATCGATCGCGCGTGTCGCGCGCGAGCGCGGCGCGACAGAATCGACAGGGGCGGCGCCCGCCGCATCCTGAAGGCGCCCGCCAGGGCGATCCGTAAAAACACGTCAACCCGTCGGCCGACGAGCGCGCGCGCATGCGCGACAGGATACGCGCCCGCGCCGTCGACGATCGCCCGCGGCGCCGACAGATACCGCGCGCCGACGGCCGATCGCGCCCTGGCGGGGCGTGTAGCGGGTCCGCGTATGGCAACGCGCCGACTTCCCTTTTTTGCAGTTTCCGCGAGGGTCCGATCGCGAGTACGTACGGGACTTTCGCCTGTCGGGGCCATCCCAGGGGCCATCCCACAATTTTGGACCGTGCGTATTCCTTAGTAATTTTGCGTATTGTTGAAACGTGGCGGGATGGCCCCTGGCTAGGTCTATTCCCCGTAAGTTGTTGATTTTATTGGTGCGCCCGGGCCGATTTGAACGGCCGACCCCCGCCTTAGGAGGGCGATAGCCGCGCCCGGAAGTACCAGAACATCAATCACTTAGCGGCGGGGCCATCCCGCGGGGCCATCCCACTTCGCGCGGCCGTGCGTATTTTTGGGCGAAAGTGCACGCGCCCTGGCTCGAGTTCTCTTGCTCGCAATCAAGCGCCGGCCTTGACGTCGATCAAGTACCAGCTCACCGCTTCGGTGACGCGTCCTGAGGCCCGGGGAAGTATCCCCATCGGCCGTCGTAGTACCCCCAACCGGCCGCGTTGTCGGGCGGAGGTTTGGTACCAGTCGGCGGGGGTTCCGTCGGCGGTTTGTTGTCCGGCAGGATCGGACCGCCGCCGACGACGGGCGGGAGCGGTTCCCCGCCCGGGCCCAAATGGATCGGCGGGGTCGGCCGCGGGTCCGTCGGGCCCCAAATCTGCGGCGGTTTGTCGGGCACGATCGGACCGCCGCCGACGGTCAGGCCCGTGATACTCGCGAGCCCCGTAAACGTCACGTTTTCGGCGGTCCCATCTTCATGCGCCAGGATGCCGACGAGCGTTGTTGGTACGGCAGACATAGGTACACCCCCTGCGTTTTTCTAACCCGACGTGATCGTGATTCGCTGAAGTGACGCGCGCGCGACGAGCTCCGTCAGAACGATCCCACGCCCCAGAGCCGCGCGACGAACGTCCGGAAATCCTTCGCGGTCGCGAGCGGTTCGACGCCGCCCCAAATCCGCCCCAGTTGCGCCAGGTCGTTGAACGCGGTTTTGAGCGTCGCGACGTCGTCGGCCGAGTAGCCGAGTGCTTCTAAATCCGCGTTCGCGGTCCGCCCGAGAAACCCTTGCATCGTCGCGACGTCGTCAAAGGATTGTTGAAAGCGGCGCGAGATATCGCCCGCCCGCGTGTCAATTTCCTGCTTCGAGACTGCCAACCCTACCGGCATCGGATGCCCCCTTCTATTGGATCGGAAACGTAATCACGCCCCACAAAAACGTGTTGTTGTTGCTGACCGACCACGCAACGAAATCATTGCGGAAAATATAGATAAGGTTCCCGGCCGGATTGACGCGAATCCTCGCGGGTATGAGCGTCCCGTTATCGATCGCGTACGTGCTCACGTCGATCTGTCGTAAGGCCAAGTACCCGCCAGGAATGACGATTCGTAAGTACGTATCGGTCGCGTTGACGGTCGTCGAATCCAAATGAAACCCGACGGTGAGCATTTTTCCCGTGAGCGCGTACCCGAAGGTCGTTTGATCGGCCGCGTCGAGCGCCCACGAAAAATTGGCGCCGCTGAACGGGACGTCGATCCATTGCCCCGCGAGCGGGGGCACGACGGGCGGCGCCGTCCACTTCGCGCCATAGTTCGGGTCCGTCGGATCGCGCGCGAGCAGATCGCCCGCGTTCCCGCCGGCGAATAGATGGCCGTCGTTCCAATTCGACGGTTGAATTTGCGTCGGGTCGGGGCCGTCGCTTTTTCCGCTCACGAAACGATGTTTCAGAATATTCGCCATAGATCACCGTTGGTCCATGAGCAACCGCGCGAGCACGTCATCGAAGGAAAACCGCGTCGTCGACGCGTCGACCGCGCGCGACGGGTACCAATTCTTCGCGATCGACACGTCCGCGATCGTCACCTTTTGAATCAGAAAATCCCCGGTGACCGACGTCGGCGCCGGTAGATCGACGTGGACCGTTCGCCCGCTCCGCGTATTCGGATCGTGCGTCGTGTACGCAACCCGCGTTTCGGGGTTTTTGAACAATTCCAAATCCGCCAGGGCGCGCGCGCGGGCGCCCGCTTCCGACAACCGCCGATCCTGTATGTAGTGCTCGATTACCCCGTCCGATCCGTCGATGGCCGCGAGCGCGTTTTGCGCGGGGACGTCGTCGACCTGTACGAGTAGCTGAACGGTATCGCCCTGGCTCGCGCGCGCGACGGGCGCGACGCCAAACAATTCGGGCACGGTTTGAATCCCCGTGCCCGCGGGAATTTCGGCCGCGATCGCGCCCTGGCCGGACGCGGGAATCCCGTCGAGATACCAACCGGCCGACGCGTCCCCGCTCGTCGACGCGTACCGGATAAACGCGGCCGCTTCGGTCACGACCCACCCCGCCGACGGAAATCCCGCGATCGTCGTGAGCCGAATTCGATTCGAGCCGATCGCCGTCGGGGGCGGCGCCGCGGCATTGCCCCCGCCGACGGATGGCAGGGGCGATCCCCCGAGGTTTGCATCCGGGGTCGTGTCGACGATCGCGGTCGTCGTGTTATCCCCGATCGCGGTGAGCTCGCGGTACTGCGAGCCGCCCGCCGTCGTCCGGAATACGCGCCGCGTCACGGTTCCCGCGGGGCCGACGGGCACGGTGAGATTCACGGCGCCGGTCGTGACGTGATTCACTCGCGGCGCCAGGTCCCCGCCCGCCGCGGGTAGCGTGTCGTTGAACGTCGTCGTGAAATTGTCGCGAATCTCCGCGACGAGCCGGTACTCTCCGCCGTCGTCCTTGCGGTACAGGCGGCGCGCGACGATCCGGGGATCGGCCGACGTCGGAATCGTCACGACCGCCCCTTCCCCGGAATCCGCGGTCCCGACTGTCGGCGGCGCCTGCGTGGGTAATGCCGCGTCGCCGCTCACGTCGGAATAACTCGATCCCGTCAGGTCCGCGACCTTGCGCCAGGGCATCGCGGGCCCCGCGTTCGTCGCGGCCGTCGACGATCGGTAAATTCTCAGCGCGAGAATCCGGGGATCGTTCGGGAACGTCAGACCCAGGTTGACCGTTTGCAGTCCCGCCGTCGTTTGCACCGCGATCCCGAGCGGGGACGGCGCCGATTCGCCCGCCGCGGTCACGTACGAATAGACGTACCAATGCCAACCGACGTCGACGGCGCCGCCCCCGAGGACCGTTGTCCCGGGCGTCCCCGTCGGGGCGCCGATCGATCGGCCCGTGACGACGTTCCCGCCCGTCGGCGCGTCCGTTTGATTGCCGGCCGCGTCGACAAATGACGTTGCATACGTCGCGGTCACGCCCGCGCGAATCGGCCCCGCGATCGGCGGGTTCGGCAAGGCACAATCCGTCGGCGGGGGACTGGCCGCGGCCGCGATCGTCACGGGCCCCGAATTCGCGCCGATCGCGGAGCGCGCGCCGTCGGTCATTTCGAGCGTGTACGCGTAGATATACGGGCCCGACGATAATCCCCCCGTGACGCCCGCCACCGCGAGCGCGGCCGTCGGCGCCCCTGGCGGGTCGGGCGGGGGCGTTCCGCCCGTCCCGACCCCCACGGTATTCGCTTTACTGCCCCCGGCATGCTTGCCCGTGTAGGTGAGCCGCATCGCGGGCGTCCGCGTCGCTTGCCCGCCCGTCGCGTTGAACGGTTCCGACGTGTCGAGCGGAAGGATCGCGTCACCATTCGGGAGCGCGACTGCGATCGATCCCCCGTCCCCTTCGACGAGTAACCGCGTCCGGACCTGCGTTAGATCGATCGTGATTTTCAGATGCGCGAAATCGGCGCCCGGGACAATGTCGTCCGGTTGCGTGTCATCTTCGGTTCCCGTCCAAAAGTGCAGTTGCGCCTGATAGTCGACGTACCAGTACGCGCCGATTTTCTCCGCGATCCGCGAGAGCGCGCGCGAGACTTCTTCGTACGTGAACGTGATCCCGCCGTCGATCGTCGGTAAATCGTCCACGACGTAATCCGTTCCGATCGTCGGCGCGAAATTCGCGATCAAGTCGTTGACAATGTCCGACGCGGACGCGGCGCCGTAATCGACCTGCGCGATTCGCGCGTTCAGCCGGCGCGTCCAATCGATGCAATTCAGGTCGTACCGCACGTTCCGCGGGACGTCGAATTCCGCGGTTTGCTCGCGCGTCGTAATGTGCCCGCCGAAAACCTGATAGGCGGGATCGATCGACCCTAAATAGATTTCGATCGGCATCCCGACGGTAATCGTCGGGGGCGGGATCAGGGGCGCCAGGTTGTCGGCCGTCGCGAATCCGCCCGCATCGAACGCGCCCGCGTCAAACGGGCCCGTTTCCGGCGGCCCGTAGCGCGCGCCCGCGACGACCGTTAAGGCGGCCGTATTCGGCGCGTCGTTCAAAATGTCGTCGATCCGGACCTGGCCGACGCGCGCGAAGCGCGTCACGTCGGCGCCGCCGATGATCACAATAACGGCGGAATCGTCCACGGTTACGTGGTTCCCATGAGCCGCGAGCCGCGCATCCCCGACATGAGCG